GTTGATTAGAGTGTGTACGTAGCCGATGAAAGCTGGTAGAAGGGCTGCATCGCCAGAGTCAGAAGCGGTGCGAGCAAGCTGCTTTGCACTTTCGTCACCCTTTAGAAGCGCCTTAGCGAATTCAGCCTGGCTACGGATTTCCGGAGCGATGGCTGCTGGTGCGGATGGGGTAAGTCCTGCCTCTACAACGCGGCGCAATTCTGCAACCTCGTCCATTACAGAACGAACCTCAAGTTCCATGTTCTCAGACATAGTTCTCTTTTCTTGTTCGTTAGTGAGTTCCGCTTCCGGAGCTGTCTGCTCCTCGCGAACCTCGGTTATGTTTGCGCCTGCAAAGGCTGGAAAAGGCACGACAGAAACCTCTTTTAGAGATACCTTCGTGCGTGTAATCGTTGAGCCGTCTTTCTGAGATTCCTCAGGAATGAAGCCCACCGAAAACTTGTTTAGAACGCCATCGCGCATAAGGGTTAGAACCTCGTTGCGTCTAGCGGTGTCAGATACCTTAGCGATGATCTCGAAGCCTGCCTCGGTGTCGCGACCTTCGACAACTTTGCCGATTGGCTCCTCATGCCCGTAGAACAGCTTGACATCTTCGATAGAAGCAATTGCACCAGGAGCAAAACGCTCTTGATACATTCCACCGATGTCGGCAGTCTGCCCATAAGGGACCGCAAGCCCGACAATAGTTCTTTCCTCTAGATCAGCGCGAGCTTCAAAAGCTCTAGTTTCAATTTCAGACATTCAGTCCCTCTTTCTCTCGGACTTCCTCGGTAGATAGGAAGCCTGCTGCAATACCGGTTGAATAGTAGGTGTAGCGAGTCTCAACATCGGCGCGGAATAGGTGAGCATAGTCAAACTCGACTCTGGTGCCTCTAGGTAGGCAGTTGCTCAGTGCATCAGTGATTGCATCGGTGTATGCCATCAGCGTGTGGCGATAAAAGACCTGATTCTCGTCTTGCAGATTCGTATAAGTGTCAGAACCGCCAGGAACAGTAGTGATAAGCAAACGAGCAGGAACACCGAAAAGGCGAGCAATAGAAACAGTGTTCTGCTCAACAATGTCAGTGAATAGGGCTTCACGCGGAGAGAGAGCCACTTGTTGATAGTCGAAACCATTTCCCAATACCGCAATCTGTCTGTTCTGTTGCTTATTGTGCCAGTTGTTAGTAACGGTGTCCGCTTGCTCGGCGTTTAGCGCTTGATTGGTTTTTAGGATACCGGTAGGAACTCCTGCCGAAGTAAACCAATTCTTGGCATAATCTCTTAGATCAAGAGCAGCGGACATGTCTGGTCGGCAAGTTTCGATAGGCGAGAGTCCTCGCAAGTTACCGGTCTTGCTGAAAAGCTTTAGGTGTTCGATTTCCCTGTTGGTGTAGGTCTTGCCCATGTAGGAGTATTCAACGCCGTCCATGATGTTTTGGTCGTTCTTCCAGGCAACAGATACAGCGGAAGCTGGCAGGATAGTCAGGTTGTTGACTTGCCCGTTGCTTCCGTAGTTCTTGAACCAGAACGCATTTCCTTCAAGTGCCAGGCTAGTGACAGTTTGGAATAGGAAGTCGCGCTTGTTGCTGTTGATGTCAGGCTTGTTCACCAACACCGGAGTTTCAATCTTTAGCTCGATACCGGTAGCGAACCGGTAGGTGTCGATAGGCATCTTGCTAATCGGGTTAGCTATGATCTGCACCGCGCGGTAAACCGCCGTTAGGGTAAGCGCAGTATCCGGTGTAACGACAGCGGGAGTGCGGGTTGGGACAGTTGGTTGAGCAGCGCGAGATTCAATCTCTGTGCCGAAAATTCTTTGCCAAAGGGAAGCCATAAGTTCCTAGTCTAAGTGCAATACAGCAATTAGAATACACCAATTGCAGCGTGTTCCGCTCTTGAACTCACATAAAGCGCCATAACAGTCGCCATGAGTGCATCAATCTCGCCTAGCGATTCTTTGCGTGAGATGAACCAGCTCTCGCCTGAATACTTAGCGATTCCCTTAGGACTTTGGACAATTAGAAGCGGGTCGTTGTTGTGTTTCGCCTCGCCGTTAGCAAACATCGAGTAGACAATTGAGCAAGCAGCGCTGATTTCTTTGGTCCACAATTGCCAGACCGGGAAGCCTGCAAGTTTGAGTCGCTTGCCCAAGTTAGGCAGTCCGCGATCATCAAGCGCGATAGCCCTGGGAGCGTAGCGGTGATGCAGCTCGACTAGAGCGTTAAACAGCTGAGTCTCATTAGGTTGAACGAAGGTTCTGACTAGCTCGGTGTGATGTTCCTCGCCAACTCGATTAGCAAAAGCGATTGTGGCGTGTTCCCAATTCTTGCTGATGTCAACTGCGAAGACTCCTCCCTCTTGCGGGATAGAGAGTCTGTCTCCGGCTTTGCGGAAAGTGTCCGAAGGTATCCAGCTCGAAGCCGTTCCGGTAATGAACTGGTTGAGTCGGTATCGCCTGGCTTCATGTTCTGGGATTGTCTTTAGATCACTAAGCACGTTATCGAGCGATAGTCTGCCGGCACTAATAGACGGGTTAGCTGCCCGAAGTGCATCGGGGTCCTCGACTTTGGCATGTTGCGGTGCTTCCCAGCAAAAGAAACCAAACCGCTCTAGCTCGCTGTCACCGGCAGCTGCACTTTGTCCGGTCTTGTAAAGGTCAAGTAGGGTTTCGCTGTTCTGATCTCCCGCTGTGGTGATACCGATAACAATTCCATCCTCACGCTGGGCTGTTCCCAATACGGCAGCGCTCCACATTCCCTTTTTAGCCAGGTGGAGTTCGTCAAAGAGACAAAGAGAGATTGGGATGCCTTGGAGCGCTCCTTCTTTCGCAAGACAATCCTCGAACTGAGCAGGCAGTTATCTGCCCAGGCGATTGACTTTGACCCGATTGAGCAACTGCTCACCCGCTAATGCTTCAACTGCCTAGCGTTTACACGCCACCACTAACCGACGACTTTGAAACGGACGGCGACCGCCTAATCGAATTCGCTAACATCGCTTGGCAGTCCCCTGAATCACCGGACGGGCTAACCCTTGATGAATGGCAGCGTTGGTTGCTTCGTCACGTGTTGGAACGCTACCCGGCAAATCATCCGCGCTACCCTGGACGACTTCGTTACCGTCAGGTTGTTATCTCGGTTGGGCGTCAGAACGGTAAGTCGCTTCTAGCTGCAATCTTGGGTTTGTATGGTCTGCTAATGCATGAGCCGGGCGCGCAAGTCATTTCGTTGGCGTCGTCAACAGATCAGGCGAACATCGTCTATTCGCGTGTGAACTATGTAATCAACCAGAACCCGTTCTTACGCAAACGCTTCAAACGTGCAACGGAAACCCGTGGCATCGTGACCGCAGACAATTCCGGTCGCTACGACGTCAAGGCTGCTAAAGAATCAGCGTTGCAGGGTATTCCGATGTCGCTTTGTTTGTTTGACGAACTTCACCTGGCAAAATCAGGTATGTGGGGTGCGGCGGTTCTTGGAACATCCCAGCGCAAAGATGGCATCGTCATTGGTATCACAACCGCAGGCGACCAAACAAGTGAAACCCTTATCAACCTTTACAAGTCAGGAACGGCAGCTGCAAACGGTGCCACTGATCTAGAACGTTTTGGGTTCTTCCTTTGGACCGCACCAGATAACGCACCTATCGACGACCCGCAAGCAATCATGGCAGCGAACCCATCAGTCGCAGCCGGACGCATCCCAGTCGAACAAGTTATCAGCGACTTAAAGACAATTCCCGAACACGAAGCACGACGCTACCGCCTAAACCAATTCATTAGCGGAACAGCAGCATCATGGTTGCCGGGCAACTTGTTCAAAGCTGCAACTGGTCGCGGTGTGACAAACATGCAAGCCGGAGTATTCGCGGTTGACATCTCAAAGAACTGGGAACACGCCACAATCGCATTTGCAAACACCAACGGCGACATTCAAGAAACAGAACTTGTCACATCATTGGTCGCACCTACAGAACAACAACTGTTCAATGAGATAACATCGCTTTATAGCAAGTTCTCACCAAGGGCAATCGCATTAGATGATCGTCAACTACCGAGCCTAGCAAAACGTCTAAAGTTAGCAGGCATTCCGGTGTGGCAACTGTGGACTAAGGAAATGTCAGCGGCTTGTTCGGCGGTGTTTGCTATGTTTAGTACCGGCACCGTTAGGCACAACAACGATCCCCTACTCGTTGCACAAATGCCTAACGGTGTCACTAAATACACTGGCGAAACTTGGTTGATTAGTCGCAAAGAATCGCATGGCGAAATCGACGCACTTATGGCAACGGTTATGGCTTTGTATGTTTCATCGCGGGCGCAACACGCCACAGTCGGAGTATTCTAACACCACTGTCAGACAGTATGTGCTACTATATTTAGAATATGGCATCTTTATGGAATCGCTTTTCTAAGCCCGCAGAAGTTCGCGCAGCGCAGCCAACAATCCCAACTCGTTCAGCTGCAGTCGTGACCCCTGATTCTGCCCTCACTCTTACAGCCGTCTATCGCGCGGTTCAGATCATTGCTACGCCGATTAGCAAAATGACAATCAACACTTACCGATTCGCCACTGGCATCGAAGTAAAAGTTGAAAACCCTGTACTAGTCAACAAACCAAGCATCAACGATAACCGTCGCGACTTCTTGTTTCAGACCGTTGCAGACCTTGCACTTTCAGG